TTCCCTCTGGTGAACTTAGCCATGTCCTGAGCCAACTGGAACCTTCGGTTGTCGTCTCCGAACATCTGACTTGCACTCTGAGCCAGTTGACCAAACATGGGAGACATCTGTGAGTAGGCATCCATGAACTGCCCACCATACTGGTTGAGGTTCTGCACCCCATACCCCAGTTGTTGCTGGAACAGCCCTTGGTTTCTTCTGAGGATGTTGGCAAAGTTTGGCTTCTTCTGCCCGCCAAACAGGCCACCCAGCAGTTGTGCCCCCATCATTACCATTTGTGGAGTGATTGGCATTGTGTCTCCCTATCTCGTCACTACTTTGAGGGTGGGCTTGCCCATCCCGAGGCTCTCGAATGTTGTTGTCCCTGATCGGTAATCTAGCGGGGCTAGTATTCGGAAGTTGCCATCGGCATGGGTGCCGTGCCACCAAGCACGAACTTTGTAGGTTCCTGCTAAAGTCGGGGAGTAATCATGCTGCAAGTTCCTGAACCAAACTCCGTTGTTCTGAGAGCCAGTTGTGATGTAGTTTGTTTGACCAAACCTTATACTCTCATCTGGATTTACATACTCACTCAGGCCAGACCACGACCCTTCCGAAACCACGAAATCAGCAGATAGCCCAACAACAGACGATGCCTCAATGGTTACACGCAAACCAATGCCACGATCCGCAGTGCTGGAATGACTGGAGACACACTTGATCGCTATATCGCTCAAGAAAACATGAACCATTTGATTCGCTTGAAGAACAAACTCCCCTGACTCAACAACAACATCCTCAGACCCAGCATCGAGTGTCTCGTCCCACCATGTCAGTGGAAGCCAAGCGGATGTTGAAGGACCAGCCCCATCGTTACTTGTAGATGAGCCACCTGCCCCGTCCGTTCCCGGTATGCCATTAGGCGTTGTCATTATTCCACTGTTAGATCCAAGATGACCAGGAGATGGCACTCGATTGTTCTCCACCAATGCTACGGTCGTCGTCTTCTGAACATAGTCAACCGTGTGACCTGACAGAGCGACAAGCCACTGGTCTGTGGTCCCCGTGTCCTTGACTGCTATTCCAAAGGCTCCCGCCACTTGACTGGAGCCAAGACTCTTCGCCAACTTCACGGTATCTGAAGTGCCCAGGTAGTCCCCAAGAGTCACGGTGCCCGTAGTCTTCACCATTACCAAACCTGAACGAACCACTCGACCTTCACTATCGTCGCCCACCTCTGTAGAGCCATCTAACCCACTGGCAATCACACCAGCAACCTTGGCACTACCAGCCGAAGTCGTTGTTGTTACAGAGCGAGCCTCACTTGTGTCGAAGATAACCAGATCCCCGTAATCCAAGGTGGCACCACTCCTGTTGAAGTAGTATTGCTCAACATTCTTAGCGACCGACTGCCAGCGGGTGCCGTCATGGATCTTCAAGATTCCGTAACCATCTGCCTCTGGACTTGAAGTGTCCCACCAAGCATGACCAGCAGTAGCAGCAGCCGGAGCTGTTGTACTACTCGTTATGATATGAGAACCGTCAGCAAGTGCAGCCTCGGCAATGTTAGCAACAGAAGCGGAGTCCACCAAGTTGTGCAACTTAGTGGCTGTAACCAAATCCCCGCTACTGAATGTGTGACCTCTAGTTAGATTAGCCATTAGTCAAAGTTCTCCATTTCAGGTAATGCAGAGACAGAGAAGTACAGAATCTTTACCTTATTCTGCCCACTACTCCTGAACTTGAACTGCATCTCTCGACAAGCCTCAAACCTGTCGAGGTAAAATCTTTTCCGAAACAACCCGCCGTCCGACAGGATTGCCTTCTCGTTCAAAACAAAACCACTTTCAGGATCTCCAACATCTCCAAGTTTCAAACCGCCCTCCTCGATCACATGGCGACCAAGAAAACTGAACGCTGATTCATCCTTGCCCACATACAACTCGACAGTCCCGCCCGTGCCTCCAAAGGCATAGAGGTCCAGGTATTGGAAATGCTTACGGAAGGTTGTCCCACCGAAACTGAACCGGGCAGTCTCTATGATGGACTCAATGTTGGTTCCTGAATCAGTATCGGAACCCGGCTCTAAAGCCTCATACAACTTCCCAGTTGAGAGATCCCCATAGTACAGTGCGTCCTCTTGTGTGAACCTAGCAGGAAGGAAGGCGGAGGGAGTCCAGCCGTGGAAGATGCTCCAAGCGTCTTCCACCATATCGTAAACCAAGATATGGGAGTTAGTCGTAGCACCATCCAGAGGGACAGCCAGCATATACAGATTGTCCCAGACCGTGCCCACGCAATCATAGGCATAGGTCCAGTTAATCCGATCTATCGTCCCCTTGATCTTATCTGAGATCGGGATCGTCACTCCAAGAGGACGGTCCCTTTCCGTCTTCGCCAACCTGTGGACCCCATGTCGGCTAAGAAAGAAGAAGTCATGCCCTGCCTGTACCACGGAGTCAGGGGCAACAGTTCCAATGTCTGTGTTGATCGGGAAGATGCTAGTAGCATCAAAGGTCAGGTCTCCGAAGTTAGGCTGATCTATATCCAGAATCCAGATTGAATCCCTTTGGAAAATCAAGAGGCCATTCTGCATGAATGGGACCATCCGCATGGTCTCGTCGGACGGGTTCACCAAGTAACCAGCGGATTTGTTGATACGATTAGGCTCACCTATTTGAGAGAAATAGATGTAACCGTTCTCCTCTTCACCTCCACCTGCTACCCACAAACGAGATAGCCAGAACACTGCGTCCCTGCCAGCAGCAGGATCAAGACCTTCCGACCCCGTGACTTCGGCAAGCGTTCCACCAGACCATTTAAGAATCTGGCTGTTACCTTCTTCCATTATGTATAACTGATCTTTGGCGGCTTCATTGAAATCAAACACCTGCACCATACGCATCTTTCCCCGTGTTGTAGGAAAAGTGAAGGTGCCTGGTTTAGTTAACTGATTCCAATTACTTGCTACGGTTCCACTGCCGTCCCAAGCAAGGAACTCCTCGCCCACATTCATCAATAGCCTGTTACCTACAGATCCAGATGTGGGGTAGTAATGACCCATAGCATAGGTCTTGCCAGTTGGCCTATCCACAGTACCAGATAACGGATCAGTTACTTCAGTCCCTGACTTGTCTACGGAACCGGACCTCTTCTCCGCAAAGGCTCCCTGCTTGATAAGGAAGTTCTGGATCAGAGCTGCCTCATTAGGGCCAATCCTCGTCGGGTGAGCCTTCGTATTCATACCACCAGATAGGCTGTCGATCTCGAATGTCCCGATTGGAGAATCGAGCAGTTGAGATCTACGCTGGAAAACTCTGGGATCTACTGGCATTAAACTCTCTCAGTCCGCTTGTTCATGTCAGGCATGAAGGCCCAAGTGCTATCAGATCCTAGCCTATCTCTAAGGAACCCCTCAAGGAGAGTCTGATACCGCAACTCCTCTGCTTCTGCTTGAGCAAACTGACGAAGATTCCTGAGCAGGTCACTGAAAGCACCAATCACCAAGATATGCTCACAGTCGAGGAGCAGATCGTCCTCGTCGTCGTCCAAGTCGCTGATCCTCGTAGAGTGCGTAATGTGCAAGGAGACAGAGGTAGGGACCGGGTGAAGCCTGATAACAGCGTATCGGGCTACCTTCTCATCCCTTGACAGGCGGGCGTAAGTATCAGTGCCAAGGTCATTCGTCAAAGAAATCACACCTGAAGTGGGGGTGCTTTTACTGAAATGAAGGACCGTGCTAAAGGAATGATCCAAAGATACACCAATAGGCTTCTCAGACTCTACTAGAAGACCATTAGAATCGTAGCCTCGTACTCGGTAAGTACCAGATTCGGAGCCAGCATCAGATATAGCCTTGAGATTAGATGCCGTTAAAGGTTGCTTGAAGACACCTCGATTGCCCAGACGAGAGTAATACTGAGGGTTACCAGCACTCCCAATATCCTTGATATACCTCTCGGTAAGATCCTGGTCAGGCAGTGGCATGACTACTCGATTGTTGGTCCTGTCATAGACCTTGATGATCTTAGCAACGCTCTGAGGAAGGCCCACTGTCTCAGTGGTAGCAGTTACGGTAGTCTCCTGAAGTAACTCAGGCCAGTTGTAGAACTGCAGGATCTCCTTGTATCTCCTGTTTATGGCTTCCTTGACGACAGTTTCCTTATCCAAGTCTGTCCGGTTGGCGAAACGCAGAACCTCTCCGGCTATGTCTCCAAATGTCTTCATGCTATTTTGTCCTTTGTCGGAAGGTTGAAAGCTGCCTGAATGCTTTAATCCCTAAATGGCAGCAGTTCATAACGGCATACTCGCTAAACACTTCAACCGGAGTAGCCGCAAAATTAACTCCTGTTACCTCATAGGAACCAGTAACCGTTACTGTATTGCCCGCAAGGTTGAACCCGTATTCCCCAGCAATAGACACTTCATTGCCTGTTTGGATCCCGTAAGAACCAGTAGCACTTAACGGAGTCCCCTCCACTACTACTGCATACAAGCCTGTGGCGGAAGCCTCTCCAGATGTGCCTACAGAATAATCTCCTGGTGCAGTGGACGCTATCCCACTGGCCGATACTGCGTAGGAGCCTGTGGCTGTAGCGGCAGTTCCACTTTCAATGAATGCGTAGGAACCCGTTGCGGGAACTGGAGACCCCGTAGATATGACCGCATAAAACCCCGTAGCCGTGGCGGTTCCAGCCGCATCCACCACATAAGACCCGGTGGCCGCAGCAGTTCTTCCTGTTGTCAAAACCCTATAAGCACCCGTGGTCGCAACTGCTATGGCCGTACTTATAACGGCGTATGATCCCCCTGCCGAAGCAGCACCAGAGGAAATGTTAGACACATCATAAGAGCAATTAACTCGGGACTCTGTTCCTTCTATAATAACTGCATAAGAGCCTATGGATGTTGCCGGAAGGCCAGCGGTTGTTGAAGCGACATCGTAGGAACTTAATACCGCAACGACTGTACCTGCAGACACAACAGCGTATGAACCTGTAGCAGTGAGCGAGCCAGCGGTTGTTGAAGCGACATCGTAACTACCCGTTGCTATAACTGCGGGTCCAGTAGAGACAACTGCATAGTCACTTACAGCAGTTGCAATATCCCCTGTCGCCATGACTGCGTAAGTGCTTGTAGCCGTGGATACATTGCCGACACCTGTAACGGCATAGTTCCCTGTTGCGGTTACGGGAATAACTGCGGACACAACAGCGTATGATCCAGCAGCGGCTACTGGCAACCCGGTTGCTGCAACTGCATAAAAACCTGTTGCCGTTACAGAACCGCTGGTTGTCGAAAAGATATCGTAGGAACTTAATACAGCAACAGCCGTTGCCGGAGAAGTAACGGCGTAAGTGCTAGTTGCTGTAGATTCTGTCCCTACCGCAACAACTGCATACTCACTCGAAACTGCTACACCAGTGGGAGCATAGGCAACAGCATAAGAACCTGTGGCTGGAACCGCAGTTCCTGCGGAAACAACTGCATAAAAACCTGTTGCTGTTGCAGAACCAGCAGTTGTCGAAGAAACATCGTAGGAACTTGATACAGCAACGGCAACAGCCGTTGAAGTGACTGCATAAGCACCTGTCGAGGCTGTCACTGGCCCGACCGATGTCACCGCATAGTCACCCGTGGCGGCTGCCGGAAGGCCGCTGGTTGTTGACGACACATCGTAGGAACTTAATACGGCAACTGATGTTCCTGTAGAGGTGACGGCATAGGAACCTGTGGCCGTGGACACGGTGCCACTTGTTGTTGCTTCGACATCGTAGGAACTCAATAACGCAACTGATGTTCCTGTCGAGGTAACAGCGTAAGACCCGGTTGCTGTTGTCACCGTTCCTGTCGAAGTAACGGCGTAGGAACCTGTGGAGGTCTCTACCGTTCCTGTCGAGGCAACTGCATAAGCACCCGTGGCAGTTGTGGCTGTTCCCGCAGAAGTAACTGCGTAAGAGCCTGTTGCGGTTGCCAGAGACCCCGTAAGCAAGATCGCATAAGCACCCGTTGCGGGTACGGCTGTCCCTGCAGAAGTAACTGCGTAATCACCCGTGGCAGACACCGAGCCACTTGTTGTTACTTCGACATCATAGGAACTCAATAACGCAACTGATGTTCCTGTAGCAGTCACCGCATAGTCACTCGTGGCAGTCGTCGGGCTTCCAGTGGAGGTTACTGCATAGGAGCCAGTGGCAGTGACGGGGGTTCCTGCGGTGGTTCCCGATGCCTCCTTGAAGAAGAGCGACATCGAAACGCCGCCGTTATGACTTTGGGTACTAGGGGTGCTGACCCATCCATAATAAGTAGACCCAGTAGTTGACCAGTTTGCATCCATATTAGAGAACGCACCTGAGCCAGTATATTTCTTGAAGAACCAAGAAGCAGTCTGTGCAGCCGCTGCGTTGTCTTCAGAATGTCCGCCTTTTGTCGTACCGCTCGTAGGCCAAGTTTGGGCGAGTGTATCCACCTCAGTTCCGCCCGCTGGTACATTGTTAATGCTAGAAGCAGGAGCCGCCGGGGGGTCTATTTGTTGGCGACGACGAACAGTGGAGCAAAAAACATTCATAAACTCATCGCCAACATCTGTTGAGTTCCATGAACTATCCGTTGGCTTGTTCCACCGCCGATAGACCAATTTCCCCATCATTGTCATTGATGATTTGCAAGAGGCTTGCATCGCCGAGATCGTAGCCGTTGAATTGTCTGCTCCTCGAATGACAAATACCCGCAAAGTTCTAGGGCAACTCCCTCCGCCAGTGGCAGATACATCCGTATAAGAAAGCTGTTGATTCGTCAGGGCATGGCTACTCGTGATTGGAAGAACCCAGAGGCCACCAGCCTGTCGGCCACCGGAAGAGGAAGTGGAACGGAGATAACCGAAGTCAAGAAAGTCGGTGGTAATACCAGTTGTGCCTGAAGAGTTAGTGTAGGTTGCGACTTGATTGAGGATGTGTGAGTTGCCATTGCCAGGGTTTAACGCATTATTTTGCCGCTCCTCTGAGTGCATTAAGACAAGGAAGTCTCCGGCTAAGAGCGTGTTAGGAGCAGATCCATTGATTGCATCAATAGTCAGGTGGAGAATACCTGTATTCTGACCATCTGATGAACCTCCTACGGCTCTTAGGTCAAGAACTTCCAATGCCATATCATGCCACCGTCAACTCTACGGTCAGTGTCCCTGGATTCTGGCACTTCGTTACATACAGGTTGACCATTTGATGGTCAGTTACCGACTCACTTATTGTAGGCTCTAAGCCGTATGACGAGGTGCAAATAATGTCGTTGGCGAGCATATAGGTAGACGGATAAGGATCAGAAGATTTATACGGGTGTGCGGCTGGAAGAGGATTCGCCTGACCGCTTCCCCAGTATTTGTGAGCGTAATACCCTTCAATCTTTTCTCTAAGATCATCCGAAGCAGCACCTTCGACGAAGATCAACTCAGAGATAGCACCGTTCAATCTCCGTAACTGAGGGGATCCGTTTCGATCTCTTCCGAGGACAGCCATCCCGTTGTAGGTCCAGCCTCCGGTCGAAGAGTTTATCGTGATAGACTGATCGGTATATAAAGCGGTGCCGTCAACCCACTCAGACAAACTGGATGCTGTACCGATATCTTTCCCACAAACCAATACTCTCATTTCGTCGTTGCCGAGATCAGGGTCTCCGTGATTAAATTCATTCCCTGAGTCGTTCCTCACTCTGAGGTCGCCGCCTTTGTGGCCCCAGGTCGAGTTCCAGGCAGTGTCCCCGATGTCGTAGGTTCCCATGATTGGAGAGTTGTTAGACGATGTGTAATCTCCGATCACAGCGAACACCGAGTAAGCCGCATCGTAAGGAAGAGAGTAGGTTCCTGTGTAGCCAGTGAGGTACTGCGTTCCGTCGAAGTCGATGCCTTCGTTTGAGCCGGGACCAGTAGTAGTCTTATAGGTGGGGTACACACTTGAGGAAGTTTGACGGAAGACCGCCTGAGACTTATCCCATGATCTCCAGATGGTCACATTGTCACCATCAGATGCACTAGCAGGGGCACCTAGATCTTCGGCTCGGAAGTGCCACAGCATCTCACCGTTCTCGTCAAAATCCGAGTCGTCAAAAAGATCTTTGTTCGCAGCTCCGAGACGCATATTAAAGGCGAGAGTGCCTGATGATACTTTAGCCCTTACCTTTGTAATCGACTTTCCCGTACCGGGGGAAAAAGCGAAACTACGAACAGCCCCATGATTCACCAATGACGGGTGGCAGTCATCCACCGTGAACTCATAAACGGCCATGTCACCACCCAGCTACTCCTCGTGAAGTACGATCTTGTCCCCGCCGAACTCCCACACATGACGCTTGTCACCCTTCTCCCACCCGAAGAAGTAACGAGTTGGACCCTTGGTCTCCGTGTTACTTGGGTCGGTGCTGACAACAATCGAGTGACGCTCAAAGATCACGGGACTGGCTTCAATTGGGATCTCGACCATGAAGGGGATTTCAACACCCGGCCCCTTGATGACCAACGAGCGAAGAGGGAACTCTCGGGCAAAGGATTGCCCCTTGCCGTCCGAATCAACCTTCTCGCCAGAGGTTGTGATCCCCTGCCAAGTGAACATCAGGCTGTGATATTAAAAGAACACCGCAAAGTGAACGCAACTCCTGCGGTGGCATTTGCATGGGTGTCTACCTGAACGGCAAACTCTTGACTATCCCTAGAACCAACAACCCCATTTTGGATGTCTCCAGATGGTGCCGTAGGAGTAATGCTCGTCCCGCCACCACTTACTCCCAACGCTACGGGGTTCGTCAAGGCAGTCACGGAGTTCTCTGCGTAAGCCAAACCTGCTTGAGCATTTACAATTGTGCCTTGGTCATCAAGGTCAGTGCCAGTGCCATTACTGTCGGATCTATCAATTACTACGCTAGAGATCGTCGTAATCGTTCCTGCCGTTTCAGTGAAGCGGGCAATGAAGTAACGACGAATACTGTTAGCACCTGCGGTGATGGGATCTGCTGCTGCAGATGCAGCACCGTCATCTGATCCACCGTAAAATACCGTCGAAGTACCAATAGCAGTGCCAAGTGTCCCCGCACTTGCCCCAGTCCGAGAGTGCCAAGTCGCTGTGATTGCCATCGTTTACCCCTTACTTCGGGTCTTTCAGGTCGAACCTGGAAAACATCCGAATGAATTTCTTTGAACCACCAGTGTTCCAGAACTCGGGAAGCAATGCGTTCACGAGTATCCAAGGACGGGTGGGGATTAAAGCGGCCATCATCAGGTCGCCATTTATGCTCATACCATTTGGCTGGTGTTTCGTCTGACGAAGAATATCAACTTCCTTGAGAAATTGCTTTACCTCGTGAGGGTACTTCTTGAACCAAGTATCCATGACAGCCCGAAGAACTCTCTCTTCAGCCTGACCTTTGACATAACTAGTAGGGACTGGACGGGGGGCCGCAACCTTGGCGACCCCCCTACCATTCGTAGACTTGCTAGTCATCCTTGATGTTCATCCAAGCACCAGCAGCACCGACAGCAGCAACCTCAAGAGTCAGTTCATGGAGAACCATGCCACGCTCGGAGTCACCACTCTTCGGCAGACGCTCGGCAACAGTTGGACGCAGGGTCGCCTTGCAAAGATGCTGACGCTCTAAAGCGAAAGCAGTCTTCGAGCCAGCAGCACCAACGATTAGACCCGTGTCACCGTTAGCGGTAGTTGCGTGACCCGTTGGGCCAAAACGCTCAAGAATAACATCAACAGTGCCGAAATCGCTTTCGTACCGCATGACATTTGAAACGAGATCGTTCTTGCCAACATTGAAACGAGCAATCTGCGAACCAGCGTATGCCGTGATGTCCTTCTTCGCTGCCGGAGAAGCAAGGATCGTGTCAGGTGCAACACCCGCCGTCCACATTCTCTGCAGCAGAGTGTTGAATTTGGCTTCCGTAAGTGCAGCTGCCGCAGCGGTTCCGGGGGCACCCGTACCATCTGTTGATGCTGACACATCGAAGAGAAAGTTATCCGCTGCCACCGCCACATCAGCGTCCAAGATCTCGTGGTAGAGACCGTTCATGGTGCGAGCAGCAGTGGTCGAACCAGCAGGAGCAGAAGCATCCTTCTGGCACAGCAACGCTTGTTCAGTGTTGCGAGCCAACTCACGCAAAGCCTTCATCATCTGGTACGAGAACTGAGAAGCCATACCCGCATGGGTGACAGCCTCGTTCGTGCCCGTGACAGCAAAGTCCTTGCGAAGAATCTGCGTGTGGTTGTTTGCACGAGTCGGATCAACCAGCGTAGCACCAAGAAACTGGTCACCCTCAAGGGCACCCCCGGAATCAACCGTAGTGAGACTATCCCTGATCCACTCATGTTTTGTCGAAGTCGCTGCTTTAGACTGCAGCATGGAGAAAAACGGTGTGTCATACGGCGAGATCATCGTGATGACATCAGAGAGATCTTCTCTGATAGTCGTTGTCAGATGACCAGCGGTATGTTCAGCACCCGGAATAATAGCCATTGTTATGTCCTTTTATGGGCACTGGCTCTAACGAGAGTCTTTCCAGGGTTGATGTTTCTCCAAGTACCGCAACAACGAATTTGGATCGCCCGGTTGAATGCCCGCCCGATCTGCCGCCTCTTCAGCCTGTGGTGTCGTCTGAGGGGCAGGGCGAACCCCACCTTCCAAACGCTGGCTACTAGAAGGGGCACCACCCAAACGAGACAATCTCGCAAAGGTCGATTCTGCTGCCCTCAACATTCCAGTCGGGAGTTCCTGAAGACCCGGATCACTGAGGTATTCTGCCTCAGCTTCCTTGAAAAAATCCGACTTAGGATTGTTGAGTTCTGGGTAATCAGACCTTGCTTGGTCCCATGCTTGCTGCCTCTGCACATCAAACTGTTGAACAGCCGATGCCCTCGCTTGCTCTTGCATGAGTCCCTGTATCGTTTGGCTTGAGATCTGCGTTGCCCGCAACTTCGCAATGTTATCAGCAGCTTCAACAGACTTTCGAGGATCGTCGAAACTATCCTCTGCTATCTTTGTCCACCGACTGATCTCATCGTCGATTGCGTCAGGCACCGCACCCGCTGGTTGCTGTACTGGAATCCCTGGTTGGCTCTGTATCTGAGCCTCGTACCCTTTCATTTTGTCGTAAACTTCTTTGAAACGGTCATAAGGAATCCTTCGATCCCCTGTTCCCGGCGATGCGTCCGAGGCTGGTGCATCTTGACCAAATTGCTTCGCAGGAGTTTGTGCCTCTACTGTGTTCGGGGGGACACTACTGGAATCCTGGGAGCCAGTTACGCCCGAGTTGGTGACGGGGACACCACCTACGCCCGTGTTCGTATCGTCCAAGTAACCCCCTTCAGGGTATCTAGGTTTTTGTTACACCCAAAGACGGGTACCTGTCAATACTAATCCTGATCTGCACACACATTCAAGAGGTAGTTCTCAATATCCTCAAAGGCCATATACGCTCCACGGGCTTCGTAGATGTCCTTGGGGTCGCTGGCTGTCAGAGCAGATGAAAGATATTGCTCCCGAAGAGGCTGAAGGACTGCCATTAAAAAAGCCAAACTCTGGTCCCTGATAAGGGCTTCCAGCCTTCTCTGCTCCTCTGCCCTCTTTTGGCCCATTAAGGTTTGAGGAGTTCCATCCTCATCCAAGGCACTCCAGTACCCCCGAAACTCCTTGCTTTGAAGACCATACTCCTCAATCACTTGCTCTATTCTCATGCCATTACCTCCCCTTCAGGCTGCGGTTCTTCTTGTGGCGGTGCCTCTTGTGGTGGCCCTTCTTGCGGTGGCCCTTCTTGGGGTGCCCCTTGAGCCATCGGACCCTGCTCGGGGAAGGTCATGTAGATCCTTGTCCCCTGCTGCTGAACCTCTGCCCCCTGCTGCTGCAACTGTTCCACCACTGAGTTGTCTCCAAGCATGGACATATGCAGACCTATGTGGCCCGTCAAGAGTAAGACCAATTCCTGATCTTCCATGTTCGCCTGAATCGCTTGCTGCAAGACTTCCATGTGAATCTGGTGTGCGTCACCCTGGTCCACCGGAGCAACCTGCTTCATCGTCTGCATGAACTGAATCTCTGTCAGTTGCTCACTGGCAGCGTCTTCCTCCATGACTCCCGGTGCCCGTAACAACCTCCTCGAAGAACGGTAGTCACTGTTCTCGAAGTAGTCACGGACCAGTTCATAGGAGTTGATAAAGGGAGAGAAGTTCGGAGAAGAAGCCACCTGCATATCTGCTAGTGCCTTCTGGGACCGTGCCCTCGGATCCATGTTGTCCAATCGACCCGTTGGAATCAGGTCGAAGTCAGAGTAGAGATCCCAGCGGTTGAACATGACAGGCTCACGACCGTCAATGTTCACCATGACCGACATATCCCCGTACTGACTCCAGAGGAACAAGGTCTGACGATGCAGCCTCCTCATAGACTCTTGGAAGATCTGGATGTCCAAGGCTCCCTGCATCTGGCTCATGCGAGAAATCTCCTGAACCTCCGCCGCAGTCCTCCTCTCCACCTTCTGGTTCACATTTGAGATTCCGAAATCCTGAATGCCGACATACTCCTCGGCGTAAGCCTTGAGAGTCCTCTCTTCAGCCTCGAATGAATAATCCATGACCTGATGCGTAATGGGCTGCACATCGTCCATACGCCTGACAGGAATGTATCCACCCGGACGGAAACGCAACTGAGAAGGATTGCGAACCGAACCCTCTCTAACCTTGAAGGTCAGAGCATTTTGAATCGTCATGCGGTCGAGCTTGGCATTGTGCTGGGCATTGATCTCTGCATTGAGGTCATGCAGTAGTTCAGGAATCCCACGAGGGGCATACCAGCGAGGCTCAGTAATCTCGTAAGCGAAACGAGTAAAGGGCCACTCACCATGCTCGTAGGGGTATTCGATCAGACGCAAGACTTCATTGCCCTTGGCACTGATAGTCATCACGCACTTCTCTTCCAACCCGTCACCATTGATATCATGGTAGAAATAGATCTCGTAAACCTCAATGTGTGAACCGCTAGAGGAAGTGGAAGAGATGCCCTCTCGTGCCGTTCTAGATGTGTTCACATAGGAAGTGTCCCGGCTGGCAATCTCTGAAGTCTTGGACTCCTTCGCCACCTTCTGGGCAACCTCGGAGTCATACATTCCTTGGATACCTCTGGTCCTGATCTCCGCTGGAGTCAGGAACATTCGGTGAGCGATCCAAGGCAAGGTGTCTATCTCGTCGGAAGAATCGAAGGGAACCACAATATCCCTCGAATCAACGAAGTGCCAAGCAGGAGCATTCTGTTTCACCACCTGCAGGGAAACCTTCAGGAACTCCTTGCCGTCACGGAACTGCTTGAGGACAGACTCAAAGGCAATGCGGTCCTCTTTGTTCTTGAGGTCCAACCCCATCTGTGGAGCCAGTTGAATGAAGTCCTCATCCGTCACTTCGCTCCGGTCCACATCTTCAGGCAAGAAAGAAAGGTCCAGAGTCCTGGTCTTCCTCTCAGTCTGGTGGTCCCAGACAGCCTTGATGTAAGACTGACCGTAGGTAAGGAAGTGATCTATTGATTGGATCTGAGTCTCACGGCAACGATCCATCTTGTAGCGGATCAACCAATCATAGAAGTTCTCTATCCTTCTCGCTCTCTCAGGGGCAGCTTCCCCCAGAGTCTCAATCGACAACACAGGGTTCACACCGAAAACCGCACTCACATAGAGGGGCTTCTGACGGCGTATCGTCTTGTCAATCAACGGAATGTTGATGTTGGAGGAACCCGGCCAAGGGAAGTTCTTTTCCCCACGGATACCAAAGCGTCTCTCGTAAAAGACTCTTTGCTTGTTCTCCCACTGAGAACGATCTCCTATGGCTTTCTCAACCTGCTGAACCAGATCAATGACCGTCTCGTTTTTGATTTGAGGAGCAAGGTCTATACCCCTGCTCTCTGGATGTTTTTCCATTTAGCCCCCATACCCCGTAACTCCAAGATCCCTGGTTTCTTCAACACTTACTGATTGCCCCATACTGAACTGAGGCTCGAAGTCCAAGAGGTAGCGAAGCGTGTCAATCATGTCCTTGCCCGCATCCCCTGGTCTCTCCTTCGCCCCATACTCTGACTCCATGTCCTTCTGATTCCAAATGTAGTTCTCAAAGGCCCAAGTCATGTTACGGCAACCCTCGAAGACCAGAAACTTTGGCTCACCAATATCTGTCCTCAAAGCCTCGTGAATCCTCTGGTGACCAAGTGACAGGTCATTGTTGATCTCTGCGTAGAAATCAAGGTTGTGGTCCTCATACTCCTCTATCAGTGTCCTCCCTGTAAACACCGAAGGAGTCTTGCCGAAGTTTGGGTCAATGATCCTCTCATAGATAGACTCTTTCCCCTCCTCTGTACGGATAATCGAAACATAGTCACGGACAGAGTTGCGACAGGTCTTGATCGAGTGGAAAGGATCGTGAGGCCACTCACGGTAGCAAAACAACTGGTTCTTCGGATTGATCGCAAACCATGCCATGTAGCACGGACGACGATCATGCGGGTCCATCACCAGGAAGCGAGGCCATGACTCTGGAATCTCGAACCCCGGAACCACATGAGTCTCACGGCTAAACTCAGGGAAGATCGAACCAGACAAGTGACTGAACTTGCCGTGAACCCTTGATTCAATCTCTTCAGGAGTCAAATCCTCTATGAAGGAAAGTTTCTCCTTCTCGGGGATATATGGATTGTTCATCAAGTCTAGATGGAAATCCGCAATCCTTATGCCGTCTGCCCTCGAAGCAATCTCGTTATAAATCCAAGGACAACTCAGTGGGGTCAGAGTAAACCAGATTCGCCCACCATGATCCAAGCAACCACGGCGAACTGCCACGAACATCGGGCGAGGTGGAGGCTCATCAAACCAGACACCATGCCAGTCGTGACCCTCATAGGTGGAAGGGTCTTGCATATAAGAACCGATGTAGAGCCGTGAGCCGTTCGAGAAGCGGAGGATCTCCGGGTATCCGTCCGTCCCATTCTTCGTGTGTTCAATCCAACCCTTGGCCGAGAACTCCTTGATCTTCTTCATCAAGATCTTGTCTACCGCTTTCCTGCGATCATTGACCATAGCCAAGATATCCACAGGAGGGGTTGGAAGGTTCTTCCTCGTCCCGTCATGCCTGAACCCCATGCAATGAGCCAGCACCTCGACAACGCCAACCGTTGACTTGCCTGTACGGTTCCCTCCAGTAATCAAACGGATCTGGGCAGGATGCTCCAAGAACTCTGTCTGTTGTCCGTAAGGTTCAAAGAAGAAGAAGGGGGCTTCCTTGAAGACTTGAGCTTGTTCCTTGAGTTGCTTGTATTCGTCAACCAGATCGCCATGTTCCATCTAGAACCACTCCCAATAGCCACAAGGCTTATCCCTGGTTGACAACTGACGACAGGAGCGAATTGGCCTGAACTCTCTCGCTCCACGCAATGTCGTGGTCTGAACATGGACAATAAGGAAACGACCTTTGCCTCGACCGGACCCTTGGCAGCGAGGGCACTCTTTAATCATCTGGCTCCTCCATTGTCACGGAAGTGCCCACCACTCCCATTTGCTTCTTCATCTTCTTGATATGGGCTAGCAGTTCCTCTTCTGTCATCACGGTCGGGTCTAGTTCCTTATCCCCACCAAGGTCTGCTTCTTTACGCTTCACATAGCGATAGAACAACTCAGTGTCCTTCACCGAACCCTCACTGGCACGGATCGCCACACTCATAGCGATGTGGCCCTCTGACTCTTCTGCTGCCTTGAGCAAGAGCATATTGATAATGGTGTTGATGTCCCTGCGGGAAACACGGGAAAGGAGTACATTGAGATCGACATTGAGTTTCTTGGCAACCAGCCCCCTGGCCTCTTCTTCGTCATGTCCCCTTCGCAGGTACTTGGTGTAGTAGTGGCAATACCTATGGGACCACCATATCTCGTAGGGACCGAGCCAGCCCTGAATATCCCCCACCAGTCTCTTGAACATCTTCACTGCCGACTGGTAATGGCCCACACTTGCGAGTCGAGCGATGAACTCTTTCTCTGTTGATTGGCTCATGCTCATGGGGACCAGTTGCGAAAGTTGTCCGGCAAAGTCCACGAGTTGGTGTTTACGAATGGGGTCCAGCCCCATAAGCCACATGGCTCCTGCGTCAGACTTGTCCTTGAGTCTCTTCAGGACTTTGTTCGCAACTTTCTCTGGAGCCTTCAGTTCCTTGGGGGGGTCTTTCACTCTGATTGTCACTTTCTATTACTGACGAGTCAAATCCTACGCTATTGAAAACGAAACCAAAAGATGTATATTGCCCACGAAGGCGAGGCAAAACCAATGGACAAGGACAAATCCGGGCTGGAAGTCTACCACCAGCACACCTATCAATCTTCCGAGGGCCAATCTTACAAACTGGGATTCTTCATTCCGTTCGAGAATGGGGCACTCAAGCCCTTGGAGTTCTGGGTCAAGTCCGGAAACAAGAAAACAATCTTTCAGTCATCTGAGTACAATGACTCCACATGGGTCGTAGACACCTCTAGCAATAACGACTTCCGCTTTATCGACATCGTTAAAGAAGGGCTGAAGCTGCCCATTGAAACCAGTTCGTTCCTTATTTCACTATGGAGGGAGATCCACCAAAAATGGCAAGGTCTAGAAAGAGAAGCAAGAAAAGAAATGCCAAAGTCGCCACGATTAAAAGAGTTCAAAAAGACACGGAACTGAACGACATAAAGAAATCGCTGGACCTTTGCCTTCTCGAAATCCATGAGCAACAGATCTCCAACCAGAAGCAGAAGCACAGATTGCTTGAGGTCCGGAACATGATCCAGAATCGACTACACAAGCAGCCAGGAATAATCCTGTGAACCTTGCCATTTCCCGGAGAGGGGGGTTTTCATTGGTGCGGCATTTGGCCTCCCTCTCCGCTTTCAAGGCAAACCCATAGAAACCCTCCAGTGTAGTCAATGCCAACAAGTCCTGCCCCTGGACAAAAAGCACTTCCAGTTCTTCTGGGACCAGAAGGCCAACCAGACCCGACACCTGAGAATCTGCAAAATATGCAACAGGAGAAGGCTCAGGACGAATATCCAGCACAGGTCTTTGCGTCTCCTTCATGGGGCAAAAAGGAGAGCCAAACTCAAGGCTATGGAGTTCGGGCTAGATATCGAATGGGTCAAAAAAAGAATCCAACTTGGAACCTGTGAAGCCTCAGGAGTGCCCTTTGACCTTCAATCCAAGTCGGGCCAACTCTCCCCACGAACCCCCACTATTGATAGAATCATTCCAGAACTAGGGTACACGAAAGAGAACTGCCGAATCATCTGCATGGCACTGAACACGCTGTTTGGGACATGGGGAGAAGGAGCGGCAATCGAGATAATCCTGCCCTATCTCACAAAAAGGGGAATCAAGACATGGAATTAAGCGAACGAAACAGTTGGATGCAGCCAGCCGACAACGAACCCACCGAAGGAGTCGAGTTCTGGTTCAAGTACGACCCAGACACCGACAACTTCGCACTCCTGTTCACCTCGCCCTCCAACCGCCAGCAAGTGAAAATACACCTCACAAGCAAACTCATGGAACGATTCATGGACGAAAGCCTAGCTTTCTTCATAGACATTATGAACCGGGAAGAAAGGGAAGACGATGAGAATAGCCCTCGACTATGACGGCACCATCACCAAGGCACCGCCATTCTGGGAAGATTTCGTAAACCTCTGCAAAATGCACAGCATCGAGGTCTATGTCGTCACTGCAAGACCCCCTCGCAAATCATCCAAAGACGAAATACCCTACTTCCTCGGGCACTCGGTCCCTATCATCTTCACCAGCGGAAGAGCCAAGAAGCCCTATTGCCGGGAACAAGGGGAAGAGTTCGACATCTGGATCGACGATAACCCCTGGATGGTACACATCAGCCCAGAGGATCTGAAGAAACATGGAATCGAACCCTAAACCCGAACTCGTTGTCGTCATCTGGGAGGATACCGCCGCATTAGAGGAAACATGGAGCGATGAGGAAGAAGCACGGGAACTCAAGCCAGGGATCATGCACTCAGTCGGCTGGATACTCGCCAAAACACCCAAATACCTCACCATCACCTCCTCCGTTGAGTTCGACGGCGAACTCGTAGGCGATGTCAACTGCATACCACTCGGTTGCATAAGAGAAATCAAACAAGTACGACCCCATGAGGAATCCACTTGACCCACAGCAAGGCAACGGATAGAACCTCTCCTGACGACAGGAATCTGTCGGTGCCAAGTTTAGGGTCTTCGGCACCCAGCATACGAAGGACTCACCAACAACTCAGGGTGAACAACCGCAAGAGCAGTGCTGGCAACAATCCACCGCTATTCCCCCATAAAAAAAAGGGGGGGTAGGGGGGGTTTTGACCAGCACCAAAGGATCTACCACAATCTAGGGAGTAAGTTGCCGAAAGCAGACCTGCTGAACAACCTACTCAAATTAAAAAAAGTGATGTGGTGCAGCTGCACCTGCAGCAGCCACTAACCACAGGAGAAGTTATATGCCAAACGGACCAGGCACCTACGGAAGCCAAGTCGGCAGACCTAAGAAGAAGAAACCTAAGAAGAAATAGCCATTAGACTCCGCTAATAGCCATACCAACATCTCGGCCTTCCTTGAACCGGATACCCACCGCCTTCCACATCAGCGGGTGTCCGGTTCTCTTTTTAGCCAAATAGCCACAGAACCACCGCAGGACGCTATTCTGGGAAAATGTATAAGGCGGGATACACCCCCCCCCGGCAGCCCCCCCCTCCCCCTCCCCCCCCTGCCAGTCGGCAACAGCACCTCGAGCCGGAGATTGCAGCCGATTCGACCCCGGCACCCGGTTCAAACTTCCAAGTGTGCGATATTGACACAGTGACGGCACCCCTTCCCGGAACGACATCCGACCATGCCGACCTTGACCACTGCACGGGTTCCCCTGTCCCGATACAGCAGGTTCACAGGTAGATTGGATTGAATCTGATAGACTAGGTTGACGGGGTAGGGGATACCGTGTATACCTTGTGGTAGTGGCAATGGTGCCACGGAAGGCAGGTACAGAATGACACCGAAACCCGGAACAGTTGTGACGGTTCATATGAACCTAAACAATGTCAAACAGGGCAAGCCTAGATGGTCGATAAAGGTCAGCGGTAAGGTTGTCTGTAATGTGGACCATGTTGTCTTGCGAGATTGCAAACCACTAGTGGCACCCGGTGGCCATCGTCGCATTCTCAGCAAGGGACACCGTGAGGTGTATGCGAGAATCAAAGGCACCCTTGTCAGCACCGGACAGCGGGACACAGGACAGCGGGAGATTCACTTGAATCCACATCGCTGTCGTGACTTCACGATGGCCGATGGCACCGTGTACAAAGGCAGTGCGATGGCGTTTTTCAACACAGACAGCTTTTTCACCATATAGCAGGAAGGCAGGACAATAATGGAGTTACTTATCATCACCATCTGCAGGGCAACCATCGATGCTTTCAAAGCATCGTGGCCATGTCACAGTATCCCGGCAGCCGCTGATGCGATCATCATCGCAGTACAGCCAACCGGATTCGATACTTGCGAATTAGTGGACATCGACATCGAAGACTCCGATGGGAAGCCTATCTTTCCGGATGTCTACCCTGATGCGGGATCTGCTCTTATCGCACTAGCGGCGGATGCTTTCACTCATCACCAAACTCAACCGATGGAACCCGGCACAATCGCCAGTACCCATCGCAGTTACTAACGCCCCCAACGGGCAGGAAGGCAGGACAATGACAAGATTATCATTCACCATATTGTGCGGGGAATTGAATCTCGACCCCGGCATCCTCATTGATGAGGATGAAGGCTTGCGAGAATTACTGGCAAACCGGGCAAGCGATGAAGTTGTACGGGCGTACCTAGTCGAGAACTACTAACAGCCCACACGGGCAGGAAGGCAGGACAGAATGAGCGACTACATGATCTTCGACTACTACATCAGGAGAACGGATGGCCTCTTCTATAGGGGTTCCGTGCATGGTGATGATCGTGACTGGACCACGGACAGCAATCATGCCGATAGGGCATTCGGATACACCAAGGCAGGTGCCCACAAAAGACTGGCCACCTTCCCTGACTTCTTCGCCGGATGCGTAGTTGTGACTAAGGTTTCATAACGCCCACACGGGCAGGAAGGCAACGATATGTACGATAATCCACAGGATCTAATCGACCACGCTAACGAGTTACTGGACTTCTGGACGGCCAATGAAGATGAAGAGATGATCAATTTCCTACAGGCAGTCATTGCCAAATTGGAAGGGGGAGAATGATGGATAATCTATTCGACTTCACAGCCAGCAGTGGGGGGCGTGAGTTCTCCGGCACCATCGAGGTACTGGAAATCCTCAACGACAGTACAGGGGGGGCAGGTGCCGACTTGGAACAGAACGATGTAGTCAGCATCGTGCTGTCACACCTGGAAAGGATACCGGGTTTCTCGTGGGATCTACACATCGCACGGGAGTCTGACCCTGCCGATGGGCTGACCTTCACGAGTGCCTTCCTCAGCGATGATGACGATCCGCTGGTAGTCGTGGCACGGGTACAGGTCGAGTCGTGGATCACAGGAGAATGCCAGAACGGCATCGAGAACATCAAAACCAACTAGACGGATAATCAACACGCCCGGAAGGGCAGGAAGGCGACAAGATGACACAAGTGGAATTGCTGGCTCTATATTTGAGCCTGAAGCACGGCGACAAGGTGGCGATGGGGTTCTCCGGTTGCATGAGTAGTGGGGAAACTACCCTGATTGTAACGAGCGGACATCGAGAAGTGAAATGTGGCTGGGGCAAGGGTGGCAAGGTAGGCCGCATCATTTTCAAACATCCCGATAACCTGAAAGGATGCAAGGTTGTCTGGTACAACGACGATGGCAGGGTCTCGATGGCTCACGGCAACATGGCAGTAACTTTGAAGGCAGCGGAATTAGTACAAAACTAGCCCGGAAGGGCGGAAGGCGGACAGCATGAAGGCAGCATTTGGATGGACCCCCATCAAGAATGACATCAACGGAAACGGGCGATGGGTATGCCACTACCTAGCCATCGCCAGCACGATTGAGGAAGCCATCGCCCTTGCCAAGAGGCAAGGGGGGAAGCGATACCGGGGCAAGCGATACGGTGGGGGGATTGTATTCCAGTCATCCGCCAACGGGGGAGGTTTGGCGGCACTGGAGGCAGCACTGCGGGAAGTGGGCGTGCGATGAGTGATCCGCAATGGGAAACAATCGGATGCATCTATGTGGATGCCGGACTTTGCTGGCTTGGCGATCCCTGCTATGTGCTGGGCGATGAGGCGACCTGCAGAGTCAAGGACTGGGGCGAGTTTGTCGATGCCTTGCACGAGGGTAGCGGCACCTCTGCTCCTCTAGGTAAGGGGGTAGGGGTTGCGGTGAGTACGGGATGGGGGGATGGAAAGTACCCGGTGGAGGTGAAGCGTAGAGCGGGTCGAGTGGCAGAAGTTCGCATCGTATTCATAGCAGAGGGGGAGGAATGATGAGTGACGACTACACATCTGCAAGGGCTAAGATAGAAAAGGCGGCAACGCTCGATGATCTCAGGAAACTGGATAAGAGTTACGCCAACTGCTGGAACAATGGCATCTTTACCCTGACTCAGTATACGAAATTGGATTGTTTTATCTTGGATAGAATGATTGCACTGGAAGAGGGAGGGGCATGACCCGCACGGAGCAGATGCGTCTGGCCTGTCAGCGATTCCATGCTGCTCACCCTGAGGTCTGGGAGCTTTTCGTAAAGTTCTCACGGCAGAAGATCCGGGAAGGCTTCGAGCATTACGGAGCGAAGGCCGTGATGGAGCGGGTCAGGTGGGAGACGGAGGCAGGTGGAGGCGAGTACCGCATCAACAATAACCATTGCAGATTCTATGCGGAAAGATTCAATAAGATCTGGAGGGAGGGGTTCTTCAGGTCGAGAAGGGGTCCAGCGTCCACGGAGACAGACGCTGACCCCTCCCCCCTCTCTCCACTATGGGGAAAGACTGGAGGCGGCAGGGAAGGGCAGGGGTTGGTGGAATAGATTCTATTGACATGGTAGTATCGGTAGGCTAGAACATAGAAACAGAGGAGGGGTTGCCCCCATTGGCGGGCTACTGGCGGGTGCCCCTCCTCACTACAAGGAAGGCAGTGCGATGACGGAACAAGAAGTAGCAGAGCAGGTACAAGGTGAGGTTCATTACCTCTGGGCTGCGATAGCCGAACTGGCAAAGCGTGTCGAGGTGCTGGAGTTGGAAGGCTCCGACAACCCCGACAACTACCCGAAGCAGAGCGTGGTCTCTCGCCTCCGTTGGAGGTGGGAGCAGTTCAAAGGAAGGAAGGCTAGACATGGATAAGATTTTTAAGTTTCTCTATATCCTCATGGACATCGACACTGACCCCTCAGAGGAGGGGATCAATAAACCATCGGAGTTGGAGGAGTTCTGGAAGAGGTACCAGGATGACTTCGATCTGTGGCTTGCCATAGGAACGATTACGACGATGAACGGCAAGGCCCGCTT